GCGGGTAGCCACTCACCATTCTCTGGATTTCGACAACACTGCATGATTATGGTGCGCGGACGGCCTGCTTTCGGCTCACCGTCAGGTGCACAACGCTCGCCAGGCTTGACTTGCGGTACACCGACTGACTCGAAGTCCTTGTGTTTTTCGAGAAAGTCAATTGCGCGTTCATACAGTGCGCGATGCCCACCTGTGTACCTCTTTGGTACGTCGGTGACCGGAATCGCGTTCTTATGACGTGTGCCGTCGAAAATACGCTGGTACAAATTACGCTGTGCATTTTCATAGGCTCTCATCATTCGTGGTCCAATGTGGTGTGGCTTGGTGGGGTCCCCGAAACGCTGTCGCAGTTTGTTCGACAGCATCAGGTTGAATGGACACCCGCAAGGAGTAGTGGATTCGTGAGATATCATCCCCAACAGGTTTGCAGCCTCGGCCAGAGGTGTACCGTGTAGTTGAAGATGGCTCCTACCCCCGTTGCATGAAGGAGCAACACAGCTTTGGCTGCTCTTCTTCTTGCCCAGGTTCACGACCAAGTCTTCGTACTTGTGTCGCGTCCCAAGGCACAACGAGGCGACCGTCAGGAGCCTCACTTCGCGTTTAAACCGCAGAGTTTCAGTTGATTGATGGTTTCCATCGCCCAGTTAACCAACTGCTCCGCCTCGATCACATCCGTTTCGGACATGTGCTTGGCGGGTGAGCCCGGTTTGGCGACACTCATCTTGGGAGTGCCATCCGGGTTAAAGGCCGGGAAGGATTGGCCGTGTTGTTTGCCCATTCGGATCATGGTAGCGAACAGGGCCTCCGGCGGTTCGGTTGCTGGCTTGAGTCTCTCGGCCATCGTCCCGTACAGTGCGTAGGAGGACATTACTCTCGGATGTGCGATGGTCGAATTCTCGTACTCCAAGTCAGGTTGAAGTCTGACGATTCGTATGAGTTCTGACACAGAATCGAGGGGTGTGGTGACGGCTTTGAGATCGTTGCCGATTGTCGTTTGATCAGTGCGGCTGCAGGTAAGAGCAGCCAGGGCTTGGTGTCGTTGTAAAGCAAGGTACGGGTGCCAAAATCTGGAAATGTGGAGCATGTCTTCATCGCCGACAAGATCAAGAAGGTCGGTCTTCGACATTCCT